ACTGGTGTCAATGTCTATGGTGATCTTAGCATAGGTCCGATTGTCTATATAATGTGTTGGATTCCCAACCACTTGACTCAGCGACAATGTGCGATATCGAGGTGCTTCAGGCCATGCAAGGAATTCTGGTATTTCTCCAGGACGCCAGAACATCATGCCCCGATCATCATCCCAGGCATCTGCATAGTTGTGCGGAAATGCATTTCCAGTATACCATATTTTACCTGTGTTTTGTCTCTTATGGAAATGTCCAGAAAATACCTGCTGCTGGTTTACAAAATGTGTAGCATTCAACAGGCCATGATCTGGCATTTCTACCATAGCATTCATCTTGAAACGCGGCAGTTCAAAATGACCAAACATGTAGGGCGATTTCAATTTTGGTACACGTTTCCAATCATCTGCCACCAACCAAGGCACAAAAGCCACATCGCCAATTTCTGTCATAGTGTCTATAACACGGATCTTTGGAAACTGTGTGATATAGGGTATGCTGTGGATTTCATATTTGTCCCGGTAGAACAGATCGTGATTGCCCAGTATGAATATGGTATGATCAAAATAATCATTCAGTAATTGTAAACCACTAACAGAATAATTTAAAGTGGAAATATTGATAGCAGAACGCATGTGGTGAAAATCACCACCAAAGATACAGGTTTTTATACCGCGAGTTTCAGCCTGTTGGATCATCCATTTGATAAAACGCTCACAGGAGTCGTTGTGCTCTCTACTGTTGTTTTTCATACCATAATGGAGATCAGTAAATACGGCAACATGCGAAAAGTCTGGATCTTGAGCCATAATCTATCCCTGTGGTCTGCGTAGTTCACTTTAACATCACTGTCTATTGGTCACAAGATACCAAAATAACCAAACCTGTAAACCATTGATGGCTTTAACCAGTCACCAACTGTGATGTCTAGGGTTCTTTCTTTTGAGCAAGTTCGTTGTCAACCATTCTTGTCCACGATGGTGTAGACCCGTGCATGATCAATATGTCATCGCGTATGTTTTGATTCTTCTTTTCAATGTTTAATATACGCATAAAACTATTGGTAATAGTCTGTGTATAATATGAAAAGGGGTTTGGCTGCTCACTGCGACTTTCATCGAACTGCAGGCCAACCTGACTTAATTGCAGCAGTGCTTGACTTTTCATTTCTTCGATGTAGGTGTTGCCTGTGAGATAAACCTTGCCGTTTCGGCGTACTACAAAACAACCGTATTCAGTCTCGGGGCACCATACCATACCGTTATACTGGGTAGTTGGTTGGTTTGGATGACTGATCTTGTCTTTATTCCTTAACCCTCGGCCATGTCTCTTTCCCCCATGGAAGTTTAAGGAGCTTACCTTTACTTTATTTTTGATCGGCGAGATTACTGATACCCTATAAAATTCCCTTAACTCTCCATACGAATAATCCTTGCAGAGATGATGGGTTGTTCGATGTCCGGCTAATGCACAAAGAGCCTGGAACACATTAATGTGTTCCTTCTTTTGTTGTATATATTTACGTGCCCTACTGCCTCTGCAACTATCACTGTTGACTATAGTATCTATCAGCAGATTCTTCTGATCTGCTGATAGATTAACTATGAATTCCATAGTTAAATCTTTGGACATCAAAGTCTTCTGGAATTCCTGCGAATGCTCACGGCAAATAGCAAAGCAGGTGTTGTTTTCTGCTATGGTTTCTGAGAATCTATACTCAAGATCATTTAGACAGCGTCTGATTCTATCTGTTTTTTTCTCTGATTTTTGCCAGATGTAAATGCATCTCAGTTCTCCATTGGCACTGAACTCGTAATTACCTTCAGTTACTATCCAACCAGCTAATTCAACAAATGCATCATCATACAGCATGACATTATTATCGACTGGGTTACCCATCAAGATTACGTTATTATCATCTGTTAGATATTCAACTGGTATCAGTCCATTATCGGTTACCAATTTATGACCAGGTGTAACCAGCATGTCTGTGATATGATTGGTGATCTTATGCATCAGCCCATCATACTCTCCCCGATAGATCGATTTGATCTTAGACCATGTCAAATTACCATTGGAATATGATAGTATAATATCGGATTCGTTTATGTCATTCATTCCCAGCCAACCTCTCTGGGTCAACGCCTCGTCACCATCTGCTATGCAGTATCCGCGCCAGTTGCCCCTGTGCCCATAACGCTCGACTAATTTCATAAACATTAATGCAAGGTTGTTGGTCATTTTGCCATGCTCTTTGCAGAAGTACCCGTTCTCAAGACCGTCTTTCCAATGACTCTTAAGAACACATTCCAATTGGTTGTTTCTAAGTATAAAGTGCTGAAACGGGGGAAAATTACAACGTATGTGCCTCTCTGATTCAGTTTTGGCTTTGTCAATCTTGTCAGGATTTAATGGTATATGGTCATGTGTCATGACCCTGATAACGATACTTTCTATTGGAATATCATCGATTGAAATTTTGCTTTTGAAATCTTTAACACCGCGACCTATCTGCTCTTTTTTCTCCAATGTCTGCAGTTCCAGCAGTTTTTTCTTGCGTGCATCATTGATGCGAGTTTCAGTTATAGCTGCCTTGCTAGACACTATGAAATCGTATTTGGCATGTGTTGGGTCAAGGTAACTACAATAACTGGTTTTGCTACGGTGTATCTCCTCTAAAAGTTCCTTGTTTGTAAGGTATTTTATTTTTATGGGGGGAGGTGATACTGCCATGATATTCCTTTGTAGATTAACAGAATGACTATGAAGTGCTGTTGGTGTTAACACCCACAGCTTCCTGCTTCATCCCAGTTCTGTTTACACCCACAATCTTACTCATGGTCGAGTTCCGGTCCACAGGCGAGTTTTTTACAGACCCGACACTTCCTGCCGAGTCTTTGCGGTATTTCTACCCAGGTATCCCGAGATCGCTCTCTTGCTACACCACTACTTATATATATCTAGCGCAGGCATTTCTGTCAATATTGGTGTGGATTATTTTGTCAACACGCTATCCATCTGTTGACCTAAAGGAAAACAACTTCCGCTTGGAAGATTAAAAAACAACAACAGATAAGATCTGCTGATGGTTCACATTTGCAAATGTGAACTATTGCAGAGCCGTCTTTCACCACCGGCTGCGCCAAGGCTAAATATTAGATGGTAGGGGGGCAACAATTTGAGTTTTCTTGGTTTTACATCACTTAATCCATTCAGTGAAGACAAACCCTCTGCTCCACCAAATCCTTCTGCAGGTGCTGCAGGCCTGCCACCACCACCTGGTGGAACAATATCAGCATCCGCCAGTGCGGTTCCTGCAGTAAGTTCAGCAATCTCTGCATCTAACAGAGCAGTCTCTGCCTCTAGTCAGGCAACTGCTGCACCAGTAGGTGCAACAAATATTGGTACAGTAATTGCCCGCCAATCTGCAAATCAAGCAGCAACTCCCCAACCACAATCGTTGAATCCCATACCCATACCCCCGCCGCCGCCAGCACAGCAGAATCTCAATGATGCTGCAGGCAGGCGAGTAAGACTACGCCCAAAGCCCAATGCCATGCGTCAGATATTGGGAAGTGCTGGCAGCGGAGGAGGCCTGTTGAGTCCACTATACCTCACCAATGGCATGTTGTTTCCGTATCAACCTGTGATCACATACAGCCAAGATGTGATCTATAATGCTATGGAAATAGTTCATGCCAACCAAGATTTTTACTCATACAGCAAGACTCCGGCACTGAAATTAACAGTTGAAGGTGAATTTACGGTACAGAATCAGTCAGAAGGTATATACGCATTGGCCTGTATACATTTTCTCAGAACTGTCACCAAGATGGATTTTGGCAATGGACAAAATCCCGGGCAACCACCACCGGTGTTGCTGTTTGATGCCTACGGTCAATGGATGTTTAATGCACTGCCGGTGATCGTAACACAATTTTCAGTAACATTACCAAAAGACATTGATTATGTAGCAGTAGGGACCAGTTCCTCGGCTAATAATACTCTGGTAACTGCGCAACCAACTCCAGCAACAGCCGGCGCTGTTGCAAGTACATTTGATGCTATCAATAATCCAACACTGGCCGCTAACAACAGCAATGCACCCGGTGGCACTACTAACGCCCAAGGTTATGCATGGTTACCATCGGTGTTTAGCATAACAGTTCAATTGACTGTGCAGAATACTCCGCAACGTCTACGTGCCTTTAATCTAAATGAATTCCGCACCGGACAATTGTTGACACAAGGAACCTGGGTATGACGCAAGCAGCCTACAATGGCAGTAGTCCATATGCAAGTACTCCGCAGGTGGTCAATCATCTTCCATATTTGGATTTTTGGGATACTAATACCGTAGTATTGGTTAGTCCAACTGATCAATACTATACAGTACCTCGGACCTATCAACATAGGCCAGATCTATTGAGTTACGACCTCTATGGTACTACTGGTTATTGGTGGGTTTTTGCCATGAGAAATCCTGATGTCATACAAGATCCAATCTATGATATGGTAACCGGTATTAGCATTTATCTTCCGGCCCAAAGTTCACTCCCGTTGGGAGGCGGTTAATGTCCTATTTGTTTGGACTTTTTGGTTCCAGCTCACCAGAACCGTCTGTCAATCAAAATGGTGCTGCTGCCAATGCCAAAGCAGGAGCGCCGGTAACTGCTGCACCCGATCCAATACAAGCAGTTGCCGCTAAGGCCACAGCAATTGGTCAAAATGTTAGTCCTCAGGTTACTGCTGGGTCTTATACAGCCACCGCTGCTCAAAATGTCAGCCCCGAGCAAGCCGCCATAAAAGCCAAAGGTCAGACTGCGGCACCAGACGCCAACACCGTTGACGGTGTTAGCCAAATTTCTAGAAATACAATAAATGAGATAATTAGACCAAATATATTAGATTCTTACGCTAGTTATACCTATCATATACGATGGAGTCTCACCAGCGAAAACGATGCAGGCGGGGTGATCAACGGCGGTAATGACCGTAATTTCCGCAATGGAGTCAATAAGATAGTGATTGCCGAAAGTGGTACGGTAGCACTATACAGCATAGCAGAAATGACCATTGAAACCTTGATGCCAGGGTCTCCAACTACGCCACAAACCACTGACAAACAAATCCACATGACCATTACTGAACCATATGGTCTTACATTAATAGACAATCTTTTTAATGCTTCGCGGAGCATTGGTATACAAAACTATACTACAACTCAGGCCTACTTTATAGAACTATGGTTTCAGGGCTATAATGAAGACGGCAGTATAGGTCAGGAACTACAAAACGTCTATAAACTGTTCAACGTTCAATTGAAAACACTCGAAGCTGACAGTACAGAAAGTGGCACGACATATAAATTAGTATTTCTTTTACAGAATCAATTCGCCCATGCAGATCATGTCAGTGCTGCCAGCAGCAGCGTACAGATAGGACCAGTTACCACAGTTGGCCAGTTCTTTAATCAATACGCTGACAGGTTAACAGCCATAAACGCTGAATTGTATGACGATAAATTGCCAAGGATAAAATATGTCATCAATCCTGGTATACTAGCCTCCTATCAATTTGATCGCAGCCCTACTACCAATCAACGCAGCAATGCCACTGCAGATCTCAATGCCAATAATCCCACAATACAAATAGCGCGAGGCATGGATATCACCACAGTGACCAATTTTGTAGTCAGCATGACTAAACAGGGTCAAAAACTCTATGTTGGCGAATCAGAAACACAAAACGGTGCTGGTACCACATCGGGTGCTAGCCTAAAAGTTAATGGCATGACCAACCTGGTGATTATACATACAAAAACCAGCACAGGTGTCTGGGATCCACAATGCAATGACTATGTAAGAACTGTTACATACACATTGAAAAAATATCCAACTGGACGTGCAATAGGAGATCTAAAAAATGCTGCCAATACACGCAAACCTGAGGTACAGTCTGCTAGACAGGCTGCTATGTCACAATCTCATAATTTTATCAAACACTATTACTACACGTATACTGGTAAGAATCTAGATGTCAGTAAATTTGAACTGAAAATCAACATCACCAATCAATTGGGCATCTTGAATAATCTCGGCAACAACCTCTATGATAATTATACAGTAGGTCCTTTATTAAACAACACAGGTGTTGGCTACAAAACTTTGAATCAAACTCTGCCAAATACGCCAGGAACGGTGGTACCCAACAACAATGTCACAAGAGCAGGAGACTCTACAACAGTAGCAACAGCAGTAGGGGCAGCAGCAACAGCAGCAGTCAACCAACAATTGACCAGTGCTACTGCTACAATTCAGCAGCAAAGTGCGGCCGCACAGGCAGCGGTCAACAACACCCCTGCTTATCAAATAGCTCTTAACAAACCAGCCAATCAGCGCACTAACGCAGATCTTGCAGTGATTTCAGCTGGTCAAAAAATCATATCTTCTACTGCTGCCAGTTCAGCAACCCCCATTGTGTCAAAGAGTGCGCCACCAACACCGGTAACACTACAGCGCCGATTATCTTATCTAGAAGATGTTGGGACACCGCTGTTTGATCCTAATCCATTTCCAATCAGTGGTAGAGCCAACAGTGAACCTGTTGTTCAAAATTCCATAGGTGGTGGCGTTGGCGATAATCAAGATGCCAGTTCTGGTACCAGTGCTGCCAATACTCCGCCAAGTCGTGGTCTAGTAGCCAGTATATTGAATGAATGCAGTGGGCAGGGATTTGTTAATCAAAAATTGGAAATACGCGGAGATCCATATTGGTTGGGATTTGGCAATATACTAGAAAATGCCTTGGTAGGCGATGGTACTCAGACTCCTGCGGTGGCTGCAGCTAAATTAGACAGTGTTTGGATTCTCGACGGCGATGTAGGATATATTTTCACTTTGAGAACTGGGCAATCCTACAATGAGTCAACAGGACTAATGGATTTTAATGGCAAAACCATATCTTGGGATGGATACTACAAGGTTATCAAGGTTACTAGTACATTCAAAGGCGGAGTCTTTACGCAGGTGTTGGAATCAATCAAAGATATTCTTACTGATCCTCCAAGCACACAGACCAATAATACACCAAATGCAATTCAAACCGCTGTTAACGCCGCAGCAGCAAACATTAACAAAAACACCGACAACACAGTTAATAATATCAACAGGGCCGCTGCAAATTACCAATAATGAAAAATCCTGAAGAATTATAGCAGTTTTTAACCATAAATATCTGTATGGTTACATGGTCAAGGCACACTTCATCAACCGCTGGTTATAATCTGCAACCAGACGGTCGCTCAACACTAGTCGATAAGATCTATGTTGGTTTCGTAAAAGAGACATCAGACGGTCTCTATATGGGACGACTCAAAGTGTGGATACCCGAACTGGGATCCGACCCCAATGATTCAACTACATGGTATATTGTCAGTTACTGTAGCCCTTTTGCAGGTGCTACCAATGTTGAAAACAACAAAAACAACAACAACACCGAAAGTACTCAGACCAGTTATGGTATGTGGTTTGTACCACCTGATATCAACAATGAAGTAGTGGTAGCCTTTATAAATGGTGATCCGTCTCGCGGTATTTGGTTAGGTTGTCTATATCAACAAAATATGAATCAGATGGTGCCGGGTATACCTGGGTGCAACAGTCAACCCACCCTGCCAACCACCGAATACAATAAACGTTTGACGCAGCAAAATGGCCAACCTCAGAACAGACCCTTGTATCCTTTGGCTGCTCAATTGGTACAACAGGGTCTACAGAATGACATCATAAGAGGAGTCACCAGTGCTGGTGCGCGGCGCAGTGATCCACCAAACATGGTTTCTGGTGTGCTTACACCCGGAGGAGCACAATTTGTTTTTGACGATGCGCCCGACAATTCATTCATACGCCTGCGCACTGTCAATGGAGTTCAACTGCTGTTGAACGACACTACTGGTTGCATCTATCTAAATTCAGTTGATGGTAAAAATTGGATCAGTATGGATGCGGGAGGCAGGATTGATGTATATGCCTATGGTGACATCAGTTTACGCAGCCAAGGCAGTCTCAATTTTCGTGCCGATCAAGATGTCAACATCGAAGCCGGCCAAAATATCTATATGCGTGCTAGAGGTACTACCGCAACAACTCCTGTAGTCAATCCCGGCGCCAACGAAGCTCAGCCTATGCCGCCTACTCCGGGACCAGCTGCAATGATAGGAGATGGCACTGCTGCGGCTGTAGCACAGCGTATACCAGGCAGTAACCTGCTGGCAAGACCGGGCGCATCATCAAGTGATTCACTGTTAACGGTACAGTCTAATGTTGGTGATGTGGGCGGAACAGTAAATGGTGTGATCAGTACAGGTGCAGATGAGTCGGATCAATCATTGCTGCTGGCTAATATCACTGCTATACGAGCAACGCTAGAGGCATCTAATTATATATGGATTCTACCATATGCTGCAGAATCAGCTGAGACTGTCAAGACCTTTGCATCCAGCAAGGGTGATCAAATCATACCGTTAAGCAACTATCCTACCAACGACAACATCACGCCACGTGACTATAATGTTCTAACCAATGACGTGCAGGCACTGCTGAAACCCGCCAATCCGCAAGGTTCAACTCCGCAGCAAACTGGCTCAACCGGCAACGCACCAACAGGTCCAAGTTCAACTCAGCCTCAGGTTGGATCAGCATCTCCCAGCGCAACTGGTATAACCGGACCAGGTGGTTTAGGTAGCAGTAACAATACCTGTGTTGCACCAGCGCCTATTCCACAAGCCCCAACCTGTAAATCTACCGGAACCGTAGCACCCGCTACCTCCACCGGAACAGGTGCTGAGACCGCACCCCCAGCAGGCACCACTACTACCAGTGTGCTGATGTCGTTCCTGCCACAGGTTGAGGGGTTCAGTGCCAATGCCTATTGGGATAAACATTCAGAACACATAAGCATAGCCTATGGACATCAGATCAAAGACAACGAATATGCACAAGGCTATATCGACACAGGCACTGCAGGACGCATAACAGTTACTGGCCGTGGCAATCCAAACCAAAAACCACCAGGAGTTGCTACCTGCACCAAGGAGCAGGGGGTGGCATTGTTGTCCATTGACATACAGTCGTATCTTGCAGGGGCACATAAGCAAGTTGGCGGAGCCTGGGATCTGCTGAATCCCTATCAACAGGCTGCGTTGACCAGTGTACAGTATAATCTTCCAAGTGCCCTGCGATGGATGGTCACCAACGGGCTCAATAATGCAATTACCACCAAAGATCTGCAGGGTGTTGCAAACCTCATCATATCATCACCTCGCAAGGGTATTGGCAACAGAGCCACTCAAGAGGCCAATCTCTATACTGGACATCCAGAACTGCTGGGTACCGGGGGTTCCACTCCAATACCCGGACAGCCTGGTGGCGGCTGCAGTAGTACGGTAGGCGGTACTGGCGGAGCGTCACGACCAAACTGTGGTTTGGTAGTCAACAACCCCAACATAAAAAATGGCTACATTCGCATGCAAAGTACCAATAGCATGCACTTGCTCAGCAACCAGTACATGTTCCTTACCTCTGCCTTAGACATGCATAGATACAGCGGCGGCAACATGTTTGACACAGCCGGGCAGAATTGGAATAGAGCAGCAGGTGGATTTGTGCACGAAAGTGTTGGTCAAGACTATTCTGTTGGAGCCGCCACTGAAATTAATCTATTTGGCACTCGAATTGATCTTAACGGTACACAGCCACCTTTGGCAGTGGTGGCTGTGTCAGCACAGGGCCCAAATGACATAAACCAACAAGATGGTATTCTTGACACACTGGGCAATGTAATTCCTGTGTTGACTGATACCATAGTGTACCATCTACCATACCATGAACCCTATGACAATCACGGTGGTCGCAATGCCTACGGCATTCAAAATGCTACCACATACAACACAAACACAGGTCTTCGTGCCGGCGAAGTAGTGCGCAACAGTCCTAAACCATTGAATCTGGTGGGTAGCCCATTGGCAGATATGCCGCTGGGAGTCTACATTGGAGCAGGGTATAACTTACAAGATCAGCCAGTCTACGCTTACCAAGGCATAGCCAATGCCAATGTGCGGTCCACCGACAGTCTGCAGCTGTCTGATGCCGGCGCACAGTTTATGATTGGTTATGAAAATGGCAGTTACATAACCATCATAGTCGGTGAGCCACCGGTAGCACAGATCGGCTACGGACATAACCTCACACCGGTTGAGATCAGCACAGGTCAGGTTTCAATTTCAGGCAGCAGTTATAGCCTGGCGGCACCATTAAGCCAGCAGTTGATCAGCCAACTGTTTCAGCAGGACATGGTGGATGTGCAGAACTGGATGAGACAAGTGGCTAATGTAGCCGTGACCCAAACACAATACGACATGCTGTGTAGTCTGGCCTTTAACATAGGTCAAAACAATTTTACCAATTCAAACGTGATTAAGGAATTAAAAGCAGGTAATATACAAAACGTACCAAACACCTGGATGCAATGGACATTGAATGGCAACAACAAGTTAGTGCCTCAGTTGGTTCAGAGACGACTGGCCGAGTCCACCAATTTTATGATTGCACCTTTTCAACAAGTGGTTCCAAACCAAAATACAGAAGTTCAGACTTCTACACTGACACTGGGCAATCCGGGTATGCCTGGCAGTGCCATGCCAAAACCTCTTCCTCCAAACCAAGGATGATCAATTCTGGACCTTAAGGTCCAGAGTGTTGACCACACGGCCTGCATCCAACACCGCATCTATGATCTGACCCTTGTTGAACAGCATGTCCGCCATTTCCTCTTCAATGGTGCATTCGGCTACCAAATTCCAAACAGTAACAGAGTCTGCTGTCTGTCCGAGGCGGTGGATTCTGTCAGCACACTGGCTGATCTCACCGGGACTCCACGGGAGTTGCACAAATGCCACTGATTTGGCAGCAGTAAGAGTCAATCCAAAACCCCCTACGTTGATACCAACAATAATCACCCGCACACTGTCAGCATTTTGAAAGTTCATTACAGCGTCAGCCCTAGCTTCATCAGTGACTCCGCCATAAATCACTGCTACTGCGTCTTTATAGTCAGGATCACTTTCCAACGCCGTCTTGATGTGTTCGATCACCCGGCGATTGTGTGCAAATACTACTAGTTTCTCACCTTCGGCGGTATAGTCTTGGATCCATTCAACTACAGCGGGTAGTTTGGCATAGCCGGCAATCTCGCGCAGTTTCTGTATGGCCACAATAGCAGCATCGCTGGTTGGGACTTGTCCCCCCATGTTGATGATGGCCTGCATACCTGCTGCCCAGTTGATGCCTTTGAATGCCGCTTCTACGCGATCATACTCTGTGCGATCAAATTCCAACGGCAGTGTGCGATAGGTCTTGGCTGGCAGTTCTTTCAATACATCCGCCTTCAAACGCCGCAGCATAACATGCTTGTTCAACAACGCATGTAGTTCATCGGTGTTGTTAGCACCATTGAAATCCCAACCATATGGCGTCTTGCGTGCATTGGTATACCGCCAGACGAACCGGGTAAAAGTGCCAAATTCTGGCACCCATGAGGCCAAGGTGTTGACTGATGTCCACAGTTCAAGGGGCCGGTTTACCAAAGGCGTGCCGCTCATCATCACCACACGTCTAATACCTGGACCAAATGTTTGGACTCCGGTTGTCTTGTTGTCATAGCCACCAACTGCCAAACGCTGCACAGCTTGAGTGCGTTTGGCAGTTGGATTCTTTATCTTATGGCTCTCGTCTACAGCCATAAATTTTAGATCAAGTTTCTCCAGTGCAGCACAGTTGCTAGACAAGATATCATAGTTGATGATATACAAGTCGCATCCTGGTACTGGAGTCTTGCTGTAGATCACATTTGGATGCCGAGACGCACGCAATTCAGTCTGACGCCTGCTATAGGACTTGCCCACAACATTGATGCGATAGGCTGTGCCTGTCATGGCCAAAATCTCATTGCGCCAGTTGAGTTTCAAGGTATTTGGCACTACTATCAAAGCTGGCAACATTTGACACTTGTGAATATAAGCCATAACCTGCACGGTTTTACCAGTTCCTTGTTCATCGGCAAGGAGACCGCAGCCGTCCTGTCGTTCCAGCCAAGCCACACCTTCAGCTTGATAATCTTTGAGCGTGAAAGCAAAACCAGGTATGGTGGTCACACGCGGAATATTGTCAAGCACTGACAATACCTCTGGATCAATAGTCAATCCATGTTTTACGGCTAACCTATTAATCTTGCATACGTTAGCAACGGTTGCGGCTACTGAAAGCATGCGAACCTCCGTCCTTGATGCCGTATATTAGCATCGCCTACAATGTTGTCAATCTAAGATATGCGGAAATTAATGTAGTCAACTATGGCCTTGGCCATGTCCTGACCGCAGTAGGTCTCAAAACCTTCAAAGCCCGGGGCACTGTTGGCTTCACAAACCTTGAAGCCGTCTATATCGAACAACAGGTCAACTCCTGCTATGTCAAGCCCTAGAATGCGAGCAGTTTCGCGAGCGATAAATTCAATTTCTGGAGTGATTTCATGTGGAGAACCGGTGCCGCCATTGCTGATGTTGGCCCGAAAGTCATTAGCCGAAGTACGTTGCATAGCTCCGATGACCTTGCCACCTACGACCCACACACGCAGATCGGTTCCGGGCTTGTATCCGATATATTCCTGAATGATCAAACTCTTGTTGGTACTGAGGCTGTTGATCAATTCCATAACTTCGGCAAAACTGTTGCGGTCCTTGCAGAGATACACACCCTTGCCATAACTGCCAGTTATGACTTTGACTACGCAAGGCCAACCTATCTCACTAGAGACCAAATCTTCGTTGATTGGCCAACGTACCAGCATGGTCTTGGGAATTGGTATACCGTGACGAGCCAGCAACTGGCTGGTTTCTAATTTGTCCTTAACACGGTCAATGCTTTCGCCATTGTTGATCACCGGAACACCAAGGTTTTCCATCTGTCTCATGGCTGCAAGACAAAAATAATTTGAGCCACTACCAGTTCTTGCCAACACTGCATCAGGCATGTCCGCTCGTATGCCGTCTAGCCAAATGTTAGCAAGGTCTTTTTTATTGACCACTAGATCTAATGTATCTGGATGTACCAGGATGCTTGTGATGTTTTGATCAGCAAAACTCTCTAGAAGACGACGATTCTCATATTCCTGAATAGTTTTTCTAGAAAGGATCCAAATGTTTGCCATGCGTCTTATTTATCCAAATATCTGACGGATTAATCACAGCATTATATCAAAGCCATATGCGATTCAAATGGTTAAACCCAGTTCTTGAGAAAACTCTTTCAGTACTTCAACATCATCAATGGAAATTATCACAGTATCCCCGCACAGGATAATGTTTCTATTGTCATTCAGTGCCAGCATCACACGGCTTTCTGCAGTTTTGGCCTGTACTCTGTCTAGATAGTCTGTGAATCTCTGTTCGACTTCAAACTTCCATTGCTCAGCAATCTCCATAATTTTCACTATACTGGTTTCATTTACCGGCACGGTCCACACGCGAGTATTGGCATCCCAACTAGCCCAAAATTTCTTACCGCGGTGCTCTCCTTTTATGGCTTTGACAGCGGTGACCAACTCGAGATCATAGACAAAAGACAAAACAGCTACAGTGTCCCGACTGGTCAATCGACGAGTTGGTACAGGCTTTTCGGCAGTAGAATCTGCCGGCTGTTGCCGAAACACAGGCTGGTCTAGCCAGTTGTCTATGAATTCTTTGCCACCGATCTGACGTTGGTATTTGCGAATTATTTTCAGTGCAGCCGCGGCCTGTTTGATAGTCCACGCACGACCTGCTGCAGCAGCACTAGCAAGGCTGTGACCAAAATCCGTGTCATTCTTGTTGAAGCCATTGCCATCTTCGCTGGCTGCGCCATCGCACATGTTGGCCAACTTGCACACTAGAAATTCGGCAGTGACTGCAGCTTGCGGATTTACGGTCCAAGTTGACATTTCGATCTCCTTGCTTGCCATGCCTACAGAATAGCAGACAAAAATCTTCTGTCAACCAAAACCCTGCTGCAATCTGCTATGATCCGCAAGTTCCTAAAAATCACCATCTTTTACCTGGATAAATATCGCTATGGCAACACTAACAAGCAAAAACATGTTCGTTGGGTATTCTACCGTAAACACCTTTGGCAGCCAGCAATTGGCTGACATAGCAATAGTCAATCAAGACCTGTTGAATGTGTTTTATACCCGTAAGAACGAAAGAGTAATGATGCCCGGCTATGGATTTGGAGGATGGGATTATCTCTTCGAACCAATTGATCAGGTACGAGACATCATAATATCAGAAGCACAACAGGTGATCAACAACGATCCAAGAGTGCAGATTCAATCCATAAACGTAGCACAACAGCAGTTTGGATTAAGCATACAGATGACCTTGTTCTATGTGCCATGGCAGGCAATTGGTACATTTGAAATCAACTTTGATAATCGCAGCGCAGCTTTAGCGTAAAAGGAATTTATCGATGGCGACTACACAACAGGTAAGACAGAGCCAATTATTTGCCGCCCATGACTGGCAGGTCATCTATACTGCGTATACGCAGATTAATTTCAGTGCGTATGATTTCCAAACCATACGTTCTGCTATGATCAACTACATTAGGTTGAATTATCCAGAAGATTTTACAGACTGGATCGAAAGCAGCGAATTTGTTGCACTGATTGATCTTCTAGCCTATCTTGGCCAAAGCATTGCGTTCCGTATGGATCTCAATACTCGAGAGAATTTTATAGAAACTGCGCAACGCAGAGACAGTATCTTCAAACTGGCCAGGATGTTGAGTTATCAACCACAGCGCAGCATCCCTGCCAGTGGTCAATTGCAGATCACCAGCGTGATAACCGATCAACCGGTAATAGATGCAGATGGCAACAATCTTCAGAACATAAAGATCAATTGGAATGATCTTAATAATCCCAATTGGTATGAACAGTTTATACTGGTGATGAGTGCCAGTTTCAACAGTACCAATCCCTTTGGTAATCCGGCTCAATCTGGCACTGTTAATGGTATATCAACTCAACTGTATACTATGAATAACACATCTATACCAACCAGCGTGCTGCCCTTCACTGCAACGGCTGCTGGAAATACGCTGAACCTTGAATTGATTAACCCTGGATTCAAAGGGGGCACCAATACCAACATTCTTAACTCTGGCTCATTCTTCGAAATAAACCCCAATCCTCTGAATAGTTGGAACATAATTTTCCAAAATGACGGCAACGGGTTTTCATCACCAAACACTGGATTCTTTTTGTACTTTAAACAAGGTACCATGCAATATCAGGATTACCAGTGCAGTCAGCCAATTGCCAACCGTATCATAGATGTCAATGCGTCAAATGTCAATCAAACAGATGTTTGGGTGCAAACCATTGATGCCAACGGTTTGGTAATTAACCAATGGATACCAGTTCCAGCAGTTGTCGGGTCAAACATAATATACAACAGCCTTGCCAACAACGTTCGCAATATCTACAGTGTAATCAGCCGCAACGTAGCAGGCGGTGATCAAATCAGTATAAGATTTGCTGACGGTACTTTTGGTAATGTACCAATTGGTATTGTCCGAGTATGGTATCGCATCAGTAACAATTTGACTTATCAAATCACACCAAATGATATTGTAAATCAAGTGTTTGCTTTTTCATATGTAGACAATCTCAATAATATTTGGAACATTGCCTTAACCACCAACCTCCAATATACTGTAACCAACGCCCAAAGTGGAGAAACCAATGCACAAATAGCACTGAATGCTCCCCAAACCTACTATACCCAGGATAGAATGGTAAACGGCGAAGACTATAACCTGTTCCCGTTGAGCGAAGCAGCTATATTAAAAGTCAAAGCAGTAAATAGATTCTACAGCGGACAAAGCAGATATCTCAGTGTTAACGATCCAACCGGTACTTACAACGGTCTCAACGTGGTCTGCACAGATGGTATTTTTTACAGTGAAAACGATCTCAGCACTAATATTGTTACAAATGCTCCGGGCATAAATCTCAATGTTATTGTTAAAACACAAATACAGCCGATGATCAATGGGAGTTTTGGTCATCAGCTTGATGCTATAGAATTAGAACAATTTTATTTCTACAACTATCCAACTGTAGCAATACCAAATGGCTATACATGGGGTACTGTGACAAGTTCAACCAAAACCTGTTCAGGAGCAATTTATGTTGGAGCCGTTGCAGTCCAGGTAGGAAGTTTTGCTCCCAGAACTTCATTTCTGCTATATATTACCAAAGGCGCAATTATTCAATTTGCCAGCGGTGCAGTTGCATCGGTGGTTGGTGTAGTAGGTGACGGCACAGGGGTTAATCTCACAGGTTCGACCAATGGTGTAACCTCAGGTCCAAATGCTGGTCCGGGGGCCATTACATTGAGCATACCAGTTGCATCTAACGACATTCCAGTGTCTATCATACCAGCATATCATACAACTCTAAGTGCTACCGCTGTCACAGCCATTGCCGCAGCAATGGCGTTGCGTAATACATTTGGCATACGTTATTCCCAGGCAGGTGTGCCCAACAGTGTAGGTACTCTGGACTATTGGGTAGTAGTCCCCACGGTCGATTTGAACTCTAATAACACTTTCAGCATGCTGTATGCTGGGGATACTTCCAACACCAACAAAGACAACAGTTGGTTATTACTAGTAACATGGACCGGCGCAGGTTGGACAGTCAATGCCCGGGCGCTGCGTTATATTTTTGAAAGTGCATCGCAGAATCAGTTCTATTTTGATAATTTCAACAAGTCTTTTGACCCCAATACAGGTTCAACTAACTATGACTATATCAATATTCTCAGCACCAATTCCAATAGCCAAACTGCCAGTTATCAAACCACTGCACCAATTGTAACCAGAGGTTCCTATTCTTTTTCTGTCCTGTCTACAACAGGTCTATCAGTGGGATTAATAGTAATAGGCGCAGGAATACCAGCAGGATCAAAGGTAGTCAGTATAGTTGGCAATACTGTCAGTATCAATCATGCAATTACAGTATCTGGTACTAATGTAATACTAGGATTTTATCCCAACCCATCTCTAGGCAAAGATTATCTGTGGCAAATCATAGGTCAGCAAACAGATCCAGATGGTTATACCAACCCCAGCAGCGTGCATGTCACCATGTGGCAGAGCAATAACTACGGTGTTCCAAATGATCCAAATGAATACAATCAGGTAGTAAACCCCAGTGATACCCCACAACTACTGTTGTTTTGGGTATCTGTTACTTCAAGTGACGGCTATCAATATTGGCAACCAATCGAAATACCACTGTCACAGATTTTCCAAACAGTCAATCAGATACCACCTATTACTATTATCGTCAAAGGCCAAGTGGTTATAAATCCCTATTGGGTCCAAGGAAAAATTGTCTGGGTCATGAATCAATCAGTTATGTATCAATACCAAAGCATCTCCGCGGAAGTTGTAGGTACATTGGTAGATGTCACGACAAAGTATAAAGTACGTATTGGTCGCAATAATCTAAGTTTTCTCTGGGTGCATACTCCGCCAACAGATCAACGCATTAACCCGGCAGTCACTAATGTCATTGACATGTATGTGTTGACAACATCATATGATACTAATATCCGCAATTGGATTGCCACTAATGGTAGTTTGGCCACACTGCCTCTACCCGAAACCAGTGCTCAACTGGCAGCAGAATTCAGTAACCTAGATCAATTTGCCATGATGACAGATCAAATGGTTTGGCATCCTGTAACATATGTATTGTTGTTTGGTCCACAAGCACCGCAGGAACTGCAGGCCAACTTTGTTGTGGTACCTGTTCCTGGTACAACTTTTACCAATAATCAAATACAGAGTTTGGTTATACAATCAATAAACCAATATTTCTCTCTCAGGAATTGGGATTTTGGTGATAGTTTTTTCTTTACAGAAATGGCTGCATATATCCATCAAAATCTTGCTACTATAATCGGCAGCATCGTAATGAAACCCATCAGTGCGCAGGCGGTTTTTGGTAATCTTTTTGAAATACAAGTGGGTCCTGATCAGATAGTACTCAGTTGTGCAACCGTAAACAACGTGCAGATAGTGCAGAGTCTGACTGATTCAGTATTAGGGATAAACAACAGCAATGGCTAACATCAACACCACTTACCTGCAGCGCTATCCAATTGAACTGCTGCCTGAATATCTACAGACAGATGCACTGAAAAAAGTATTCAATGCCACGGTAAACCATCTGTTCCAACCAGCCAGTGTGGAATTTCTAGACGGATATGTTGGGCATATACCGCCTTGGTATAATCCACTCACTGATTTCTATATACCAGAACCCGATGCCAATCGCCAGAATTATCAGTTAGATCCCACTGTGGTCAGCAGTCCCTACAACAATCCCGAGTTGACCAATGCCATGTTCTATGAAGATCTCATAGGTCAACTGGCGTTTCAAGGTGCATTGGTCAACAACCATGATCGGCTATTCGCCCAAGAATATTATTCATGGAGTCCGCCTATTGATCTTGACATGTTTACAAACTATACCAATTATTTTTGGTTACCAAACGGTCCAGATGCTATTATCCTTCTCAACACTACCGATCTAGTCAATACAGCAGCCGGACAAACTGCCTATTCTTATGTTGGCAGTGTGATATACTCATCAAACAATACCACTGCCACATTTACGGCTTCAGCACCTTTGGTTTTTACAACAGGTTTAAAAATCATACCAAAGGCGGACCAAACTCTGTTGTTGAACGACCAAGAGTTGATCATAGGAGGAGTAGGTCGCAGTATACAGTTGATTAATTTCAGTGACATTGCATATACAAACTGGGACCTTGGAGGTTGGGATCTCTATGGATGGAGTGGTGTTACAGACCCAACCACACTGTATGTCACAATAGCCAGAGGCAGCAGTGACGGTAACCAGTGGAGTAGCCAAAACCGGTGGTTTCATATCGATATTATCAATATATCAAAAACTTTAGTCAGCAACATTTCTAATAATCAAGCTGCACGCCCTATCATTCAGTTTGATGTTGATACTCAACTATGGAACTATGGCACTAACAATCGTGGTATTATTACAATTGTTGATACTGTTAACACAAGTATTTTAAAAAACATAGTAGGCCAACCTTATTGGACAATAAATGGTGTCCCTCTGCAAGACGGCATGAGGATACTGAGTCTTGCTGACAACAGTCCAGAGGCTGCGGGTAAAATTTTCATTGTAAGTGGACAGGCCAACGGTGCAATACAATTAACAGTAGATACCAGCGGTTGTCATTCATCAGATGGCCAACCAACTCAGGGTGACCGAGCAACTGTACAGTTTGGGTTACTGCAGGGACAAAACATTTATTACAACAACGGCGTATGGACGACGAATTGTCAGCAATTGATTGGATTAACTCCGCCATTGTTTCAATTGTATGATATTGACGGCAACAGCATGAGCGACCCCAGTGTGTACCCAAGCAGCAGTTTCATGGGCAGTCAGGTCTTTTCATATGCAATTGATCCAACTCAACCAATAGACCCGTATCTTGGGCAATCTGTCCAACTGGATCAATTTGGAGACTGGGTATTCGACAACAATCTAACCACTGACACTGTCACCTATGTCAGTAATTCCACTAGAATCAATTATAATGGTTATCTTTTTGCCCAGATTGGATCAACATATATAGATTCGTGGTATACCGCGCCGCAATTGAGTCGGCAATATATCATCAATCAATTTGATCTAACAACAGACACCACTGTCTTTGTTATAGACCAAGCTCCAGCAGCACAATCTGACAATACATTGCCAACAATTTTTGTCCGTATAAATGTCAATCAAAATGATAAATTGCTGGTTAATGGAGTTGATTACACTGTAAGCAACAACGTTGTCACCTTGACAGTGCCTGCAGTGGCAGGCAGCATCGTTGAAATAGCATCTTGGAATCCAGTTGCACCTGTAAATATAACAGGTTACTACCAAATCCCACTCAATATCAGTGCCAATCCCAACAATCTACCGATCACCAGTGTAGCACGTAGCCAGTTTCTGCAACAGTTCCAAGAAATAATAGAAAATCAAACCGGTATAGTAGGTCCAGCATTGGGCAAGAACAATTACCGGGACACAGCACAGCAACGAGGCCTTGGACTTAGTATCCTACAGCATCGTGCTCCGATGATCAAATTAAACCTACTGAACAGTGTACCGCTGAACAATATCAATTTAACCACAGCGCCTACTGATCCAGTACAGGCTATGCAATATGCCGAAAATAGTTATACTCGATTCTATAATAGATTCCTGAGAGCACTGTTCAATGTTGCAGCACAGCAGGGATATACTGCCAGTAGTGACCCCAACGTGTGCAACCCCTACAACACAGCTCTGTGGATAACCACAGCACTGAATCAAATCAACATAGGCAAAACTCCTGCATCTCCTTGGGCCAACACAGGGTACGGCGGACCTCCTGGCGCGTATGGTCTGATACAGGCCACTAATCCACTGTATATACCAGCTACTGCTACACGACTGGGCATCACTTCTGCCTTTACCCCTATGGTATACTTTGATACCAGTTACCTAACTCCTCAGTTGACAATACAAACGCACGACGGTGCACGAATCGTGATGGTAGACAACCAAGGTGTGCCTCTTGGTACGATTCTACACAATCAAAGCATGACTACCAATCCAGAACAGTTGACCAATCCTGTAGCAGCCGCCTGGCTTCAGTTTGAACTCAACATGTTCAACAATCTACCACCAGCCTACAGCAATCCAGAGGCAACTTTGGTGTTTGATATAACCACCTATGCTCCGGGTCGTTGGAGAACTACAGACTATACTGCTGCTGAATATATACAGCTACAGCGCGGAGCATTTGACAAATGGGTGATCAACAATCAGATAGATTATCAATCAAATACCGGTTACAATCCCAGCGATCCATTTAGTTTCAATTATAGCACTGTTACTGATCAGCAGGGCAACAGCATACCAGGTGGATGGCAGGGCATTTATCGTTGGTTCTACGACACTGATCGACCACATATTTGCCCCTGGGAAATGCTGGGTTTCAGTCAGGAGCCTTTGTGGTGGACAGAACAGTATGGCGCGGCCCCCTACACCAGTGGTAATACTGCACTGTGGCAAGATCTTGCATCTGGAATCATACGGCAGGGTCAGCGCGCAGGCACTTATTCTGTTTGGGCAAGACCCGGACTGATGTCCTGCATACCAGTGGATGCACAAGGTAATCTCTTGCCCCCAGTACTGTCCGGCTGCGCAGCTTATCTGCCAACTGCCACTGCTGCCCAAGCACCTTGGATTTTTGGCGATGGGGGGCCTGTAGAAAGTGCTTGGATACATTCTCAATACTATCCATTTGTAGAGTCCGTTACGGGATACCTTATGAAGCCTGCGGCATTTGTTGAATATACCTGGGACAGCCTCCGTACCCAAGAGATTTATCCAGCCACTAACGAAAGCCAATGGATCTACATAGATACCAATACAAGACGCGCAAGTGATCAATTCTATATCAATAGAGAAACTCCTAACACATTAGTAACTGGGGTCTACGTTCCCGATGAAACCAATCTTGCCTATTTTGCCAGTGCAGGTTTTCAAGTTTGGATTACTGAATATGTTGTGAGTCAAGGACTATCTGTGACCAACTTTATCGGCAGTGTCATAAGGGGTGGCAACGTAAAATTGGCACATCGCATGGCCGGCTATATCAACACTACTAATTTACGCGGAGTTGTTGACAGTTTTGGCCAAATAGGCTACAACAGCCAAATCATACCAAATGAAAACATCAGCACCTATCTCTATCGCAGCACCAGCACTGGAAATTATTACTACAGCGGAGTTATAGTGCAACAGGTAGTTGGTGGTTGGAAGATATATGGTTATGATGCAATCGAACAATTTTTTACCATAATACCGTCCAATACATCTGGATCCAAGATCAACATTGCCATAGGCAATCAACAAGTTACAGAATATCAAACAGGCCTAACCAACAGCATTAAAATCGTGCTGTATAATACAGTATTGACATCATATCAACAGGTATATGACTTTTTGATCAGTTACGGTCGCTGGCTGACATCACAGGGTTGGGTATTTGAAACCTATAGTAGCAATGCGGGAGCAGTGTTGAACTGGAGCCAAAGTGCTAAAGAATATCTACTTTGGGCACAAGGATCATGGGCCAACGGCACACTGATTGCACTGAGTCCCAGTGCAGCATCAACTCAGTTTACCACACCAGTTGGTATGATAAACTATGTGAATGGTATTATCAGTGGGACCTATCCTGTAGTAGATAGGGCAGGACAGCCAATACAATCACAGCATCTCGATGTGCTACGCAACGAAGGTGTAATGACCGTTCAGCCAAACAACACGCAGGGCATCTACGGCATGAGGTTGTTCACCACAACCATAGAACATGCTGTGTTTTTTGACAATCTTACAGCATTTGGTGATGTAATTTACGAACCTCTTTACAATCTACAACAACAGCGCATCAAACTCTATACCTATCGAGCCAATGGCTGGAATGGTACCATAAATGCTCCAGGTTATGTTGTAATACAGAACAATACCACGGTCAACGGGCAGACAGTTTCTTCAAATACCTGGACCATGACCAACAACTTTGACAAAACTGCCAGCGATTTTACCAAGTACTTCAACATCGATGAACCAAAGAACTATTCAAAAATCACCTATGGCGGTGTCAATACCATTACATCCAGCAGCACGCTGGGGTCCATCGATAACCAAGCCATAGCCAATATATCCAAGCACACAATAGGTTATCAACCACGGGCTTATCTGCAAAATCTCCTTCTAGACGAATCGGTAGAATTCCAATTCTATCAAGGTTTCATCAGGCAAAAAGGTACATTGTCCAGCATCAATGCCCTGTTGCGCAGTTCATCGATTATTCCAACCGGCAGTACATTTAATTATTTCGACGAATGGATGATACGTGTTGGAACCTACGGGGCCACAGCGTTCAATGTGGACATCGAATACATCTTGCCTCAGTCATATATCAACTATGATCCTCAGTGGATCAGATTTTTCAGCAGCACTAGTAATAATCCCAATGACAATGTGTTTGATATAGTACCAAATGATCCATTATTGATCACGCCGCCGGCCACCTATACCACAAAGATTTTTGGTCTACGCAATTCATATGCGTCAGATCCAGCTACTGACATTCCAACTGCTGGCTATGCTCAGTTAGGTGAAACAAACTGGTATGTTGCCAACACCAGCGAACTAAAAGGTCTCTATTCTAGTGTGCTGTACACTAATAGGCCTTTGAACTTCTATGATACAGTTTGGCAATTTATCACTGACAACGGATCTTGGATGGTATGGATTTTGTCTCCTGCTGCAAGTCAACCGTCCTACACTATACCCAGCACGAGTTTTGGTACTCCGACTACTATAGTAACATCTGGTCCACACGGATTGCTCAACGGGGACCTTTGTGTGGTATTTGGCGTAGCAGGTACGCCGGCAATCAACAACACTTATGTGATTGGATCAGTTACACCAACTACATTCAATATACAAATCAGCACATTCACTGCAGGTTCAGGCGGCACTATCTGGGTATATCGACCAATGAGATTTGCCAACATTTTTGATCGAGATACCAGTGCCCCACCTGGCGGGTATCAAGAAGGCAATCTAGTCTATGTCGACCAAGGCGGTATCATACCAAATGCATGGACAGTATATCATTATGTACGCAGCCAATTTGTACCATATAGACAACAACCGCTGCAGGTTGACCCAAACCTGCTGCAATCCAGCGCCATCTACAACATCAAGACTGGCAAAAATCTTGCCAGTCTTGAATACTGGGATCCAGTAAAGGGCAAGATACCAGGCCAGGCACAGCAGGAACTTACCTTTATCACAGATGTAGACCCAGCTACCTACAATAGTGGAGACACCGCCGGATATTTGGTAAATCCCAGCCTTGCATGGAGCAGCGCACAGATAGGACAAACCTGGTGGGATGTTGCACAGGTTAGATATTTAGATTATGAACAGGGCGACGATTCATATAGACTACGCACCTGGGGGCAAATAGCACCGGGCACTGCTGTTGTGGTGTATGAATGGATACAAAGCAGTGTATCCCCAACTGACTGGGCCACATCAGTTGCTGCTGGCACAGCCATTATGGTCAATGGATCAATGGTAATTCCGTCTGGCACAGTAAAAGAACCTTACAATTGGGTTCAACTACAACAGTATAATAATCAAAATCAACCAACAACCTATTATTATTTCTGGGTTGGCAACAGCGGCCTCCCCCCATCTGGTATTAACAGACGTTTAAGCACCTCTGCTATTGCAACTCTTATACAAAGACCTAGCCAAACCGGTGTGCCATGGTATGCTGCTATAAGCCAAAACAGCATCATCCTTGGAAATGTACAGAATCTGTTAAATGGCCTGCAAGTGGCGCAGCGCATTAACTACACTTCCAAAGCCAATAATGCCAACATCTACAGCGAGTGGGAGTTGATCAGACAGGGAGATCCAAACAGTCCTATCAATACCACTGTATGGTCAAGGCTCAAAGCCAGTTTGGTAACCTTCGATGGAATGGGCAACGATGTCCCAGATTACCATCTCAATGCCTACAACAGATACGGTACCTTTATACGTCCTAGACAAACATGGTTTGTCAACAGAGTGTCAGCCAGTGAATTATTTGTCAGTACCTTTAATAATCTAGCAGCATCTAGCAATACTCCATTGGTATATGACGCTGGTATAGCAAGCTGGTTAAATTACTTTGACGCTGCTGAACCAATACCAACTCAATTTAGCAATATCTTGCTGTCAGTAACAGGTACTGCAGCTAATCGTGTTGTGGTAACATCAACCCTGGGTATGATACCTGCACAGCCGGTGGTATTCAACAGCAGCATTGGCGGGTTAATCGGTGGCACAACCTACTATGTTTTGGCAATCACCAGTCAAACTACCTTTAGTGTCAGCATGGTACCTGGTGGCGAAGTCATTGAACTTGCTGATACTTCTGTGACAACTACGGCTACAGAGACCGTTACTGTCTGGGATTATCAAGTGGCTGACCTAACACAACGCGACGGTCTGATTGGAGCAATATTGCCCGGTCAATTGATACTGTGTGATGCCAACAGCAGCACTGATAACAAATGGTCCATATGGCAATATACTAACAACAGTCAACAATATTGGTCTTTGACACGCATACAATCCTATAACACAGCCAATTATTGGCAATATGTCAATTGGTATGCAACAGGCTACAGTGCAGAAACACCACCAAACACCAGCGTTGAAACGATTGCAGATTTATATGCCATAGCCAACCCCACTCAGGGTCAACTTGTAGAGGTGGTCAACGGTGGTGATGGTAATTACCAATGGTGGGCATATTCAAACAGCGCGTGGTCTTTGGTATGTCAACAAAATGGCACCATGCAGGTGCTGCCAAGTGTGTATCAATGGGCTGAAACTTCTGGTGGATTTGACGGATCGCCATTTGATGCTGCTGGTACCAGCAGTATTTTCAATCCATTGCCAGTATTCGATGACAATGCTGCCATTGAGTTTGCCAATATAATAGATGGTATATATTTGGCCATCTTCCCAGGACCAAACAGCATTGAACTTAATTCCTTGTTCTTTGCCATGACCAATTTTGTAGTTGCCGAACAGCTACAGGCAGATTGGATTTTCAAGACCAGCAACATAGTGTTCAACGGTTTCAACCAAACTCTAGGTCAACCGCCACTATTGGCTGTAAACAACACCAACAGCATATTGGCATTCATCAACGAAACCAAACCCTATCATGCCAATATACAGGACTATACCAATGGGTATTCGGCACTAGATCCGGCCAACGCCTCTGTGGTGGATTTTGATGTACCGTTTGCCTATCTCACTACCAATACTCCCTCAAACGCAGTAAACCCATCAAATATCACGGTCAATACAACAAATCTTGAAGGAATTGAATACCGCAATACATATAGTGCATGGTACGAAAATTACCATGCAGCCACATCGGTGACACTACAACAGTATATTGATCCAAATCTTGTAAGACAATTGACCACCAAGATGGTTTTTGATAGGATCAGTAATCCGGCACTGTTGCTGGGTTGGGGCAGCACTTGGTCAATATTTGGTTGGTCAAATGAAAATGCTGGCCAAAACTTTGGAGCACTGACTCGTATAGAAGACAACTATGCACCAACTCCCGGTATGATTCCCAATGTAATATCTGATCTCATGCAGGGTGTAGTTTATCGCGGACAAACCATAGGCAATCTTGGGTTCTCAGCCGAACCAGGATGGAGCGCAGGCCCATGGGGAGGACTATTGGGTTGGGATGCTGACCGAGCTGTGGTAGATGCATATCTTGACCAAATCATACAAGGCGGACAGATACCAGATTATGATACCGCTGTAGGTGACGGCCAAACCGTTACATTCCCACTAAAACGTGGCGCACAAAACCCCAACAGCCTAGTGGTATGGAGTGACGGGGGACTGAGGTTGTATGGTGTTGACTGGTTTGTACCAACATATGCAATAAATGCCTATGTTTTTGATGGCGGCACTGGTTATAGTATTGGAGATCAAATAAATGTGCTGGCAGGGTCTGGCATAGTACCAGTTCGTCTGCAGGTAACAGAAGTAAGTCATGGCAGCATTACTGCTGTAAACATACTGGGTAAAGGTTCTTATACCACTGTTCAGCCTGGACCATACAAAACACAATACCCACCGGCCTATCCAGGTTTTGGCACCAATGCAATGATAGGTGTTGATTGGTCCTGTGCTTGGATACAATTCACTACACCACCAGCTAGTAGTGCAACACCAAATGTCTTTATACTCTATATAGGCACTACATTTGAATCTGCAGCTACCAATCCCAGTGACAGTATCTATGATGGCTACGAGTTTGTTCAGCCTTATGTAGATGACAATCACCCAGAAGAATTGTACCCAATGCTGCCTAGAGATTGTCTAATAATGGATACCTACATTAGGCAGAACGGCGGAAGACCGCTGGTAAGTGCTCGTGCCTATGTTACAGATGGAACAACATCGCAATATGATCTTTTGGTAACACCTCAAAGCGATCAGGCTGTTATGGCATATCTTAATGGCTCGGCGCTGACCGTTGGAACAGGCGGTGATGTTGTTGTAAACTATAATACACGCAAATTGGTGTTTATTAATACACCACCGCCTGATCAAATGCTGTATATAACTGCCATAGGATTTGGCGGAGCCAGCAGAGGCATAGCAGCAGCCTATGTGGTTTCTGGTGGTAATGGATATGTAGTAGGTGATACACTGACGCTATCCGCGGGGATACCTTTTCAACCAGGGACGTCTGTGCGCCCTGCGCAACTTACAGTGACCAATGTGGGAGTCCACAACAGTGTAGTTGCTACCAACGTTTTGGATCTAGGTCTATATCCGCAACTACCACCACAACCGATAGCCGCTACAGGTGGTCATGGTAATGGTGCAAACTTTATTGTGAGTTTCACAGATGATTTCCAAATGTACCATTTTACAGGAGATGGAGTAAACAAAAACTACCCAGTGCCAGGGACCAGTGACAATTTCCAACCAGGTGTGATGCTGAATATCGACGGAATTCTCACCCCAATAGCAGGTTACACTTCAACCGGTGTTTATCTATCCTCAGCACCAGACTATGGCAGTACTGTAACTTTGGCATCTTTTACCACTTCACAGTTCTCGGTAGTACAAGAAACACTGCTAACCATAAACAACTCGTCAGAGTTGACATATACTATTACACAGGCATCTAGCACACAGCCCAATTACATATCAACTATGGTAAGGCGCAACGGTTTGTTGCTGACACCTCCGTTACTGCAGGAATGGTCTGGTAACCAATATCAAACTCACTTTAACATCACAGTAGATCTTACCAACGCGGTAACAACAACTGTATACATAGACAGTGCTCTTCAGGTCATTGGAGTTGATTACACTATACAGAATAATGTTTTGATATTTGCTGCTGCACCAATTAATCTCGCCACAATAGTGTTGGTATGCGTGAATCCCAGCACACATTATACTATTGCAGGCACCAGCATTACTTTTGCAGCAGGATCAATTCAAGTTGATGATACGGTAATTATCACCACCTATACTCAGGACATTGATTACCAATTCCATACGGATGAATTTACCGCCGTTGAGACAGGGACCTATACGTTGACAGCCTATCCAGAGGATCCAAATACCATACAGGTTTGGTACAACAAAGTTTTACAGGTACCACAACAAGACTATACACTGTCCACCACTGCCGCCAGCAGTGGTTGGGGCAATAGCGGTTGGGACAATTATGTATGGGCCGTGCCAACGCCTAAAATGCTGAATATAATTTTACAACAACCTGATGCAGGTTGGGCCAACGGCGGCTGGGCAGTTTCACAACAACCTGATGAAGGTTGGGATTATCTGCCACCAATAAACATAAACTATATGACAGGAAGACCACAGGCCCCTGCTATTTCATGGCGAACCACTACAGGCTGGGATGCAACTTTGTCCACAGCACTAGATAACACACGCATGACTTATATTCTAAGCAATGTCTATACCTACAGTAGCACTATTGAAGTGGCAGATGTGTCTGTATTGACACTGCCAAATATTGGTATACCTGGTTTGATATATATCAATAATGAATTGATAAGTTTCATGCAGGTGCAACCTGCGCCAACGGCTGTTTATCCAAATAGAGCATTTTTGGCTGGTATTGCTCGCAATAGGTTAGGTACTTCGGGATTGCCTCAAACAGTCTACAACACGTTCTACTACAACGGCAATGGAATCAACACTGTATTTGCCAGCGAGTCTGCCAGTCAAGCAATCTCTACCACTGTATTTGTCAACGGTCAAATGCAAATTGAAAGCATTGATTATCAATTTGTTACCAACCCAACTGGATACCCAGCAGGGTACTATGTGCGATTTATTGCTGCTGCACCCGGCATCGGAATCAAAAACATACGAATAGCCTGTCTAAATCAAATCTCCTACAAAACTAAGCTCAGTCATGCTGTGCCAGCAAATGTTATAGATGCAGGACAACAGGTTGAAATACCCGGAGGCTATTCTTGGGTAGCAACACCAAATGGTTTGCAATATAGCGACTCGTCGTTGGGAATATTTCTTTTAGAACACTCTGCAGAAACTAAATAACTCATGTCAAAAACAGCAACACAAAAAGACCAAACACCAAACGAAAAACCCCGTGATGAAGATGTGGGCATCATGATCTACGGCAATATAAAAATACGTGATCTAGATACAGGTAAACTTTTGGTCAATCAAAGGGCGTGATAGATGTTTGAAGATGATACCAATAATCGCATACAAGGCCATGTATTGATACGCGACATCAACACTGGCGAAATTTTGGTCAACAAGAAAAATGCCATTAATTATGAGAATTTTTCTGTGTCATTAGCAGAAACTCTCAGCAATCGTCCAACCGGATGGATACAGAACATGGCATTTGGCAACGGCGCAGCCACTGTCAGCGGTACAGGAACAATTACCTACCTACCACCAAATGTAGTAGGTACATCAGCAGAACTCTACAATGAAACCTATTTCCAATGTGTCAACGACCAAAGTCCACTGAATGCCAACCCTGCTCAGAACTATATGACCACTGCACACGTCTCTGGGACTACCTATAGTGACGTTATAGTGACCTGCACGCTGGGTTATGGACAACCATCTGGTCAAGAAGCCTTTGACAACACCACAAACATCACTGGGACGTATGTGTTCAATGAGTTAGGTCTCAAGGCCTACAATGCTACCGATGCTGCCAATGGTACAGATACCAATGGTCTGCTGTTGACACATGTAGTGTTCAGTCCAGTACAAAAAAGTCTCAATAGACAGATTGAAATCGTCTATACCATACGTATTCAAACGGTATAAATAGCTGCATCATCATTAAACAAGGGTTAAACCAATGGCCACTAACATTTTTAATTACAATGGTACTTTGCGGACCACAATAGCAGATGGGGCCATTGACAATACCACCAGCATTGCCATGCCCGGTCGTGGTTATCTAAATTATGGGGAACCTGTTAATCAGGACCTATTATGGATCATGCAGAATTTTGCCAACACCACTGCTCCTATCAATCCAGTACAGGGACAGCTGTGGTACAACACTACCACTGGATTGATCAATGTATGGACAGGCGCAGCATGGATTTCCAGCGCAGTCTATGCCGGCAGCAGTGGCGGAGTTGGCAGCCAGCCGGGTGCTTTGTGGTTTGATACAGTGAACCTACAATTAAATGTATGGAACGGTACTGCATGGAATATCGTTGGTCCGCTTGGCAGTCAAATCAACACCGATCCGTTGAATCCCAGCATTCCCAGCTATACTGCTTTCCAGGCTGCACGAATTACAGATACAATTTCTGTCAATCATGAAGTCTGGGAGATAGTGGTAGGAGGTACACTGCTGGCCATTTACAGTAAGGATGCTGCGTTTACACCCAGCCCTGCTATTTCAGGTTTTACCACTGTGAATCCAGGGTTGAATTTCAGTACAACAGTGGCTGGTTCTAGCGTAACGTCGCCAAACATTTTTTCTAATAATAAAAATAACGTACCTGACAGCAACGCTCTCTATAATATGGGTAGTGTTACATATAGATTTGCCAACATGTATGCAATTAATTTCAATGGTCAAGCCACTTCTGCACTCTATGCTGATCTTGCTGAGAGATATGAATCAGATGCAGAACTAGATGTTGCGACTGTGGTTAGTATCGGTGGTAGTGCAGAAATCACTGCTGCTAATACACCCGGTGATACAAATGTATTTGGTGTTGTATCAACTAACCCTGCATATCTAATGAATTCTTCAGCAGGAGATGATGTTACACATCCAGCAGTAGCACTTACAGGGCGCGTGCCCTGTAAAATTGTTGGTCCTGTCAAAAAGGGTCAAAGGCTAATGACCAGCGCAGTTGCAGGATGCGCGTGTGTATGGACAGAAGAATATGGACTGTTGAGTATTCTTGGTCGAGCCCTGCAGGATAAAAAAACAGATGGCATAGAAATAATTGAAATTGTAATAGGCAAAAACTAACATGACTTACGCGGTGGGTCAACCCATAGCAGCGTCTGACTACATGGCTTTCCGTGGAGCAGAAGCACCTAATGTAGCGTTTCCCAACGCCAGTGCTGCCACTGATGCTGTTGCGGCATTGGTTGGTGTAGGGTATGGATCTCGCGGATACGGTCAAACATCAATCACACTACCATCAGTAGCAACTGGTGATTTGATCACTGCTGGGCCATGGAACAATCTCTATTCGGCTATGGCTGTGATCAACACACAGACTGGCAGTGGGTTGACATTGCCTGTAGATGTGGTAGCAGGTGATATTATACAGGCAGACAATGGCAGCAGCGGCAGACCAAATCTACCATTATTGATATCAACACTAGACAGCAATCGACTGTTGTATTCAATTTCGCAAATGGCAGTTTCCAGTGAGTTGACTAGTACTCGCATAACAACGTGGAATACCAGTATAGTGCATCAATGGGTTTTGACTTTTACCAGCGAAGATTCTGCAAGATATTTTTTCAATACAGGCGGACAAGTCTATGCATCTGGTAGTAGAACTGGTGGCTCAGCAACACACATCAATGTTGCTCTTACAACGCTCCTTGCACAAATGGGAACCATAAAACTTGGAGCCCTGGCAACGACATATACAGGCTCTGGTGGAACGTCTTATCCAATTGGATATTATGGTCTAACAGGAACATTTCAAACTGTGTTTATACACTATGGGTCGGCCTATGGTTATACTGCAGCCAGTTATACACTGCAGGCCAGGGTAGAAACCGTAACCGGTGTTAATGGTGGTAATGGGAGCATTGTGCGCATGCAGGCTATTTTTGCCACCGGTATCAGCAGTGACGGGACAGTTGACGGAACCTTGACTAGTGATGTACAACAACTCAAAGCAGACGTGTTGACAGTTGCAAGTCCAACATATGCTACAACTATTTCATTATCTAGTTAGTTCTTCGCTGCGCAAGCCCATCCTTGTGAACTATGTCACCAGAACAGTGCCCAAACCAACATCAAAAATGGCATATCACTGCCTACAGAAATCGACACATTTAATCTAGGTCGCCGGCTATAAAACTTGCTATTATTGTTGAAATTATTAACAATTATCAAGGAGGTATTTTATGGACGAGCGACTGCAGAAGGCATTAGATGCATCAAACCTACGTTTGAATCTCATTAATATCAAAGAAAATCTCAAGATAAAAGTTGACACCATGACCACCATGGCCATCAATGGCGGGCTGTTCAAAGCATCTCGTGAATTGATAACTTTCATGCAGATGATCATAGATAGAGGTTGGCAATCAGTAGTATTGATAGATGAAAACGGTAATCCTATTGAAATTACTGATCTTGAAACATTCCGCGATGAACTACTGGATCGCTATTTTAATGCCACTAACTATTATAATCTAGAATACAATAACCTGCGCAAGGCTAGATCAACTGCTGAACAATTTTCAGAAATAGTCAAAGGCAATAATTAATGAGCCGCGGATATTTGATACATGCCTACAATAATTTAGAAATAGACTATGGTACCATGGCCATTTGCTCCAGTCTATTGATTAAAAAGCATCTTAAAGAACAATCTACTGCCGTGGCCACATCACAAGATACCTTATTTTGGATGATCAAAACACATGGTGAAGATCTAGTCAATCATGTTTTTGACCACATAATTATTACAGACATTGATCGAAATGTGCCAAACCGCAGTTTTCACGACACTAGGTATACTAAAAAAACAGCACCTTATTATAATACCAATAGATCTGATAGTTTTGTATTGAGTCCATTTGATGAAACTCTGTTGATCGATGCAGATTTTTTGGTATTAGACAACAGCCTAGATGCGGTCTGGGGATCAACTGAAGAAATTTTGGTCAATAAATCAGTTTGTGATCTCAATCATATAGAAGATTTAGGCGGATTTGACAAACGGTTCAATAACATGAGCATACCGTTGTATTGGGCCACAGTCATGTATTTCAAAAAGACAGACAAGACCAAATGTCTATTTGATTTGATCAAATTTATCAAACACAACTATCGATACTATCAAAGTCTCTACAAAGTCCCACCGGGCGATTATTTCCGCAATGACTACGCTCTGAGTATTGCCATCCACATGATGAATGCACAGTTTGAAGGCGACACTGTTAAAAACCTACCCAACAAGCAATTGATGTTTGCCACCGAAAACGATGATATAGCAGCTTTTGATCAAGGCACGGTATTTTTTACCAGCGAAGCACGACAAGGCGAGTTCAAACTACACAAGGTCAACACCAATGTGCATGTCATGAATAAATGGAGCATAGGACGTGTTGCAGAAAGGATCATAAATTATGCCACCAACTGAAATATCGCGCGGATTTTTTACCATCGCACAAAATACCAACTCAGTTGACTATGTAAGATTGGCATATGGTCTTGCCTTGAGCCTAAAATACAGCCAAAGTAATATCAGCAGACTCAGCATCGGCATCACACCTGGTACCCAAGTTGAAGATCGTTATAAATGGGCATTTGATGAAATAGTTGAAATCCCCTGGGGCGATGATTCAGAACAAAGCGACTGGAAATTGCAAAACGAATGGAAATCAATTTGGATGACACCATACGATGAAACCATAAAACTCGACAGTGACATGTTGTTTTTTTCAGACATTGATGCAGTTTGGCAACAACTTGGCCAACGCCAGCAGTCTGTGTCATTTGTCAACACAGTGCTGGACTGGCGCAGCAATCCCATTACCGACGACTACTATCGCAAGGTGTTCACAGCAAACCGATTGCCCAACATCTACACAGCATTTACATATTTTAGAAAAACGTCAGAAGCCTATGAGTTTTTCAATTTGACCAAGATGATTACATGGAACTGGGAAAGGTTCTTTGAAAACTTTCTTGAACCAAATACGCGGCCAACACATTTTAGTACAGATGTAGCTTTTGCACTGGCAATGAAAATATTAGATCTAGATCAAACCAACACAACACCAAATGCTACTCCAACATTCGTACACATGAAAAGCCAACTACAGGGTTGGAACATTGACAACATTTCAGAAGACTGGAGAAAACACATAAAAGTATTTCTCAATGCCAACGCCAATCTCAAAATTGGCAACCATGCGCAGTTTTACCCTCTACACTATCATGTCAAAGACTTTTTAACTGATGCCATGCTGAAAACCTACGAAGGACTACTGGCATGATCGTAGCATGGTTAATCTATGATCAGCAGACAGGCGACATCAAAAAAGTTTCCTGGCGTGAAATCATTGGCCAAAGCATTGCAATTGACATTTCACTAGCAGAAGATTTTATGAACGGCAGAGTTAGACTACAGGACTGGTTTGTAACAAATATACCGTCAAATCCAACTCTGGCCATTCGTCCAAAAATAGCAACTACCAAACTAGAGTCATTTTGTAGCCTAATAGATCCTTGTGATGAATACATAAATGACCCAATATCTCTGCAAAAGAATTTGGTCTGTATTACTCACGATGACCAAACTAGAAAAAAAATGCTCTATATGACCAAACAGAATGATCCCAGTTGGTTAATTGCCAGTTGGGATCTATCGGATTGTGCTGCACACCACAATAAAATATCATTAGCAGTAGAAAATCACCACCTCTATAGTTTTTATCTAGGATGACCTATGAAACACAGAATGGATTCGTTTGATTTTGTTTTTCTCAGTTTTGATGAACCAAATGCAGAATTACTCTGGGCCAACTTGCTCGCTAGGGTGCCTTGGGCAAAACGTGTGCATGGCGTTTGCGGTTTTGACACAGCGCATCTAGCCTGTGCCGATGCAAGTGATACGGATTTTTTTATAACTGTCGACGGCGACAATGAGATTTATGCCGAATTTCTCAATCTTGAAATCGATATTGAGGATCATCAGAAAGACCATGCTTGGACCTGGGCAGGACGCAACAGTATCAATGGTCTGGTATATGGTAATGGTGGATTGAAATTATGGAGCAAGGCATTTGTGCGACAGATGAAAAGCCACGAGAATGCTGAAGATCCAAGAAAGGCTGTGGAATTTTGCTGGGATTCTCGCTATCATGATCAACGTGGCTGTTACAGCACCAGCCATGTGAATGGCAGTGCACAGCAGGCCTGGCGCAGTGGCTTTCGCGAAGGTGTGAAGATGTGTTTAGATCGCGGCCAAAAGGTAGCTGTGAGAGATTTCCATAAAAAAATTTGGTACGGTAACATTAACCGCCTGTGCATTTGGGCCAGTGTGGGCCAAGACGTTGAACATGGTATTTGGGCCATGTATGGGGCACGAATGGGGTCTAGTCTTGCCATGTTCAGTGACGAGGATCATACCATTATCAGCAACTATAACCAAATGCAGGCACTTTGGTTGGATATCAAAGATACCGATCCGCATCAAGGTTGCCAAAGTCTGGAGTCAGATCTCAAATACAAGTTAGGTCTAGATATTACAACCATGCAGACGGAAAATTCTAAGTTTTTCAAACGTGTTTACATGAATCCACCAAGGCCCTGGATGCCTAACGAAGAGATAGCGCATTATATGGCCACCCGTAATGTATGATTTGTTTTTCATTACAGACAATCAGACCTATTGGCATTCAGTAAAGTCCTGCTTCCCACATGCCAAACGCATGCCAAAGTCAGATGATTATATATCACGCTGTGCCAGTGCTGCCTTTACGCGCATGCTGTGGATAGTGCCTGAGCAGTTGAGTTTTGACGATTCCTGGAACTTTTCATTTATGCCCGAAGGTGATGAACAAAATTATCTGCATCTATGGAGCGCTAGACATCCACGAACAGCAGATGCAGTAGATGGTTGCATACAGTTATGGCCACGCAAATTAGCCAAAACCACAATGAATTTTGATTTAACCAGTTTGCCAGCCAATATCAAAACACACGATGAGCAAACTTCTACCTATGCTGACCAGTTTGATATCTTTTTTGTTTCATACCTCGAACCAAATGCAGACGAAAACTTCAAAAGATTACAGGCCAGATTTCCCATGGCCAAACGAGTACACGGAATCAAAGGCATTGACCTTGCACATCGTACCTGTGCAGAACAGTCAACCACTAGCATGTTTTGGACTGTAGATGGGGATACAACCATAGATGAAACCTGGCATTTTGACCATGTACCCAGTAGGTATGATCGTAATTATATACATATTTGGCACAGCAGGAATCCCATCAACAGTCTTGAATATGGTTATGGTGCTGTTAAATTATGGCCTGCTGCCAAGGTTCTGGCCTATAATGGCCGATGGTTGGACTTTACAACCAGCGTCGGACAAATCAAAATTTTAGATCAAACCATAGCCACCACACATTTTAATTCGTCACCATTTGAAACATGGAAAAGTGCATTTCGAGAATGTGTAAAATTGTTGCGAAATTTAGAAATAAATCCAGATGATATGGAATCACAAAATCGTTTGAACTCTTGGACCAATACGGAGTCAAACGCGCAACATGCAGATTGGTGCCGTCGAGGCAGCAGGGATTCGGTTGATTGGTACTTGAACAATCATGGTAATTTCTCTAAAATAAATGATTTTGACTTTTTAAGTATCATGTTTAATGAACTAGAAAAATAAACTTTAAACTCTTGTGAATCAATGGTTTTTTTATGAAAATATGTATGAATTTTTATGAGGTGAGTCTAATACTATGACCAAAAAAAAACTCAACTGGTTGGGAACAGGTAAATATATGCAAGAGAACTGAAAGGTTGGTCAACATGAGTAGGTCAAAATCAAGTATGGATTGGTGGAATACGATATTTGATAATCTAATATTAGAAAGTGATCCGCCCCCTACCAAGTACATAAAAGATGCTGTAATTGTTACCAAAAATGGTGCCAAATTCCGTATTAGCGCGGAGGATTTTGTAGCTATGATTGAACAGCAGAAATACATAAAATTTGAAGACAGCGACATCTATGCCTGCAGTTTAAACATTGATTTTACCCGCATCAAACGTGATGTAACTAGATGGGCCAACAAGTTCATAGAAGACATTGAAATTGAAGCGGCAAAAATGGTTGAAAACGAGGAGAATCTTCCAAAAAAGCAACCTAAATTCAAATAATTGAGTGAACTACCGTTGGTTAATTTTCACATCGCTGAGCACAGCGACTATTTTGAAATGGTCCCAGGCTTCTTTGGCCATGGGATTTTGTTCTAGATCAGTGTCGAGCAGTATGGTTTCTAACCAGTGCTCTCTGCGATGACGGTGGACTGCACCAAACTTGCGAGGCTGATGCAATTTGCCCCGATTCCAAAGATCAACAGCGACGCTGCGAAATTTTTCTCTGTCATCTGGCGAGTGTTTTGACCAAGGTGAATGCCCTGCACCCCCATGAAAATAACCATTCCAAATATCCCACCACTGGTCATCTTGTCTGGGGTCAAAGTCTGTGCCCGCAATAATGACCAGCACATCATCTATATCTACCTTGCCATCTACAATATCACTTAGGCATCGGCTGAAGCTAAGTCCTATCTTCATTGTCGATCCTCTCTTGATGATCAAATCTGTCTAGCGGGGGACGGTTTCTCACTATGCTGTTGTGCAGCTCCATATATCCGCATTCCATGCCAATGCCATAACTGTCCATGTCAAACCCAAACACTCGATACAACACATGACGATAACTGCCTTGGTCTTTCAGTTCACCTTTGCAGATGCGTTGTACAACACTGTAAAAGGCCATCAGTTGTTTGTCAGTGGTGAGACTATTCCAATAGAGGTCACACTCGGTTGCATATTCTTTGGCTCGAGAGCGATAGGCTTCGCCAAACTCAACCAAAGTATCTGTAAACTGCTTGTTGGCATCGCTGGTCATGAGTGGTTTCCTTTTGGTTGATCGGCTTCGTCACAAGTCTTCTGCCAGCATGGGAAATTGGCTCAAAATGATCTGCCAACAGGACTCTGCAATCTCACGGTGTTCTTTCTGTGTGCCGTTGCCGCGGCGTAGGTCGCAGTAGTGTACCCAACTGCGCAGAGTACCGGCCATATATAGTCTGCTATTGGTTAGACCCTCGGGCAACACTGCTCTGGCCTGTTCCTTGGCAATGTTGTGATCAATTGCCCATTTGTAGACATCCATGGCCTGCTGGATCAGCTGCGCCTGTTGATCTGCCCAGGCAATTTCCAGCTCCTGATCTGTGATCTCAATGCTGTTCTGACGGTTCTTGGTATCCTGCAGTCTAGCTTCGCGGTTGCTAAACCCTAAATTACCTGTAGGATCAGCATAGCGTTGGCTGAACTCCTGGAAACTAAAACTCTTATGACGCAGAATCTGGCGAGCAATGTCACGAGTGGTGTTGATCTCAATGACCAATTGAACCATTTCTAATGGCGACCAGTGTGCGTGGCTTATAAGATAACGTATCAGTTTGGCACTGGTGCTGTGATTCTGCTGGTTGGTGGGATTTGATACCCTTGCACAATATGCTACCAGCTCTTCAGCTGTGGTGCATTCTGTAATCGTAGGTTTGGTAATGGCTATGAGACGACAGTTTTTCATACCATATTATGTCTGCAACAGCGAGGCTAGTCAACCTGATTCACAGCTAACTTTTGATAGTTGACAATCTATGATTGTTCAGAGGTGAACGTTTTTCTATCTAGGTGTTCGATAGAAGCAAGTATTACTGCTGCGGCCTTTATAAGCGATTGTCTCTGCTCTTGATAATCTAATTTCATATGCTTTCGTGCAACACATCTAGTGAGATATTGGCTAGATATTGCAATCCAGTCATTGATTGTGTGTTTTTGATCAAATTCACTACCAGGCAGATCATATTGACGTCTACGTTCGGCCGCAATTTCATCCAATATGATCTGTCTAGTAGGTGTCATAGATATCAAGATGCCTTGGGTTTCCTAGGAGATCTTGGCTTTTTGACTGCAGGTTGGTTAGATTCTGCTGCCTTTTCCTTGTCTAACCCCACCAACAAATCTTCTGTTGCTGTAGATTTAGACTTGCTTTGTTTTTTCATCAGTGCCGGATCCATACGATAAGCACGCTCGCGCATCTTTTGTGCATCAGATTCCAACAACTCTGCCTGCCGGATGAGACCCACAGCCTCATCCTTGCGATCAGCACGAGATTCACCGTCCATGTTGTTGGCATGTACGTTAAACTTCTTGAGATCTGCAGCCAAACTTGCGCGAGTTTCCGGATCTAAATCATCAAAACCAACCGGAGTGTTTTCATTCATTTTATCCATAGCATTGATGACCTCTGACAAAGGCCACCGTAGACCCTTGCGGGGTGTCATAGTGACCAAACTAGTTGGCACTTTCTGCAGACGCCCAGCCGAATGGAACTTGTTCAACAGTGTAGTATTACTGCCGTCTGGGCTCATACGGCGTGCTAACACATCTGCAAGGTTTTGGCTTTGTTGACCCTCTGTGCTTTCAACTACACGACGCAGGCTGTCATTGTAGTTGTCAGGCAGAGCATCTGTATCAACGACCA